TTTTTCTGTCTGCCCTTCTAATTGTAGCACATCAGTTGTTGAAATCTCATCTGCTGCCTTTTTTCGCATTATCAGTTCAATTTCAACTCTCTGCTCCCTGATTCCATTTTCCTGCTTTATATCCCCCTTATTTTGCTTCAGATTGCACCAATATGTACCAGAAACTGCTTCAGTGGATGTGAACCCTCCAAAACCATCAGATGTTTTTGTCAATCGAATGGCTTTTACTCTCTTATTTAACTTCCCTGCATTCATTACACAAACATTGATTTGTATGATGCCAATATATTCTTTGCAGATGAAGGAAGTAAATGGATATCCTGCCCTTGAACAAAATCTGCTCTATTGTCATAGTATGTTGAAACGCTTTGCAAAAGAGCTTGTTTGATCATTCCATTACTGATCCCTGAAGTTACATAAGTGATTTTCACTTTCTCTGCAGCTCCACCATCCAATTCAATGGTTTCATTATCCAACCCCAGAATCTCATAATCAGCAGCACTGCCATTGATAAGCACCTCCGAAATGGAAGCCACTGGAGAAAATGGAAGATCAATCAATCCAGTTTGAGTTTTATCCACATAGTATGTACGATTCTTTGGCACAATATCTCTGGAGATGTAATTCTCACAAAACATTCTTGCAGTTTCAATCATCAAGCTAATAAGGGTATCATCTGCAGAAGTATCTATTCTTACAAAATCCTTCACATCCTGAACGCTGATGATTTCATTCCCAGTTGTGCTATTTATGGTAATTTGTCTCATCACTTTATTTTTTGTAAAGTTAAAAAAAAAGAGCCACATCAAATGCAGCTCTCTCCTACCAGAAACAATGAAAATCGATTACCTACTAATCAGAGCAAAGTTACTAAAATTATTCTTATATATACCATCCTTTGATAATCTCATTGATTTTTGCCCAGTGTTTTTGACTAAAAAGAATCCATCCTCCTGCTCAAGATATATTGCAAAGAAATCCACATACTTCAAATCATACCCAGATCCACTCCTTTCAAGTGATATATGTATGTTTTTACCATCCCTTTTTCTGTCTTTAGAAATATACTTGATCTGGATCTTGAAAAGCTCTCCACCCTTCTCAATGATGGAATCATAAGGAGATGAATCGAGCAATGGCATTGAAACATTGAAACCCTCTTCCATTGCCCTTGTTGCAAACTTGTATTCTGCAAAACAACCACGCTGATTGTGATTCATGCAAATAAAGATACAAAAAAAAGGGATTGCCTTTCGCAACCCCTTTCAACCTAACTAACAAAAATGAAAAAAACTAAACATCATCAGAAAGCTCTGACAATTCCTTTTTGACCTTCCGAAGCTTATCCAGAATCATAACTTGTTTTGATAATGGCAATCTGCTGAAGGCATCATCCTTTAGGAGTTCAACATAATCCTTAACCATTTCCCTGCAACTCTCTAAAATATAACTCATTCCCCTTTATTTAACATCATTGTGAATCCAATCAAAATCATAAAGATTGCAGTGAAATAATCATTGAAGATATACATACACCGAACCCCCATAAGAAAAAAGATCCATCCCAATATCCCTTTGTTTACCTTTTTCATATCACGATTGAATCAAACCAAGATGCGAACAAAACAAACCCAACAATTCCTGCCCATACCATAAGGCAAAACACTGCCCTAAAAACGTACTTTTCAATTTTATCTCTCATTGTTTCTAATTATAAAATATAAAACTCACTAATCCCAAAAGGAAGTAAATAATCAAAAAGATATTCAACCCCCCAAATATGATATCAATGATTTTATCTCTCATTGTAAAATTCATTGAAGGTTATTATACCATCATTATAGATATCAATCAAATCTTTAATTGTTTGACCTGCAACAATAGTATTTCCCTCCTGCTGAAAAACATAATCATCATCATTCATGATCAACACCCACTTGTAACTTCTATCAAGATAGCACCAACCATTTCCAAAGTTGCTTTCAATTCTTGCAAATCCTTGAGATTCTAATTCCTTTCGATTTTTTATTTTTTCTCTCATTATAAAATCCACTAATCAAACAAACCATCTAAACTTTCTCCCTGCAGAAAAAGATTGTATTTCCATTTTGCTGACTTTCTGATGCTCTCTATTGAAGAGTATTCATCAGATGCAGAACCTGCACCCCTTGATGATGCTTCCATTGCTACAAAATCATTTAAAGTTAAATTTCTCATTGTTTAAGAATTAAATCTTTTATCGTATGCCTTGATGATTTTATCCAACCTTTCATATTCTGCAAGAGTTCTCACTTGCATTACCTTTTTTCTGGCAAAAGCAATGAAATTTATCATTGGCACTGACAATCTTTCCTTCTTGATTTCGCTTAATGTGTACTCAACTATTTTCATTTTGTTTCGTTTTGATACATCAAAGATAAGAAAAAATTCTTTCCCACCAAATAAATAAGCAACTTTTTTTTCTTTTGATTATTTAAGCCAAAAAAAAAGAGCAACCAAATGGCTGCTCTTTCGCTTGTGATTATCCTAATTATTAGGGAGTTTCCAATGCAGCTTTTGCAGTAGAGAATGATCCGTTCACAAATGCATTTGGCAAATAGTTTGTCAAAGCAATGCGTTCAGATACACGAACTGTTACAAAGCCATCTCGTACGTTTGTACCATCTTCTCTGAAGAACTCAACACCAACATTATCACGCACCCAAAGTTGAGTACCAACACCAAAGTTTCCTGCAAGGAAAGTTCCTGCAGTGATAGCAGTGTTGATTACAACTGGCACACCCATAAATGCAGGTTGTAACCCAGCATAAACTTGATCTTTCAAATAGCTATTGTTGCTATCTTTTAAAAGAAGGATTTTGTGGAAATCAGTTGGATTAAGCATAATGTAATCAGCTTGATATTCACTCAATGCCAATTGGTTCAAAGTAGCTACAAGCACATCAAACTCATTAGCAGATTCAACTGACTGATAAAAAGCACCTCCAGATGAAGTGTCAAAATCAGCAGCATCAGTGATGATACCACTCAAGTTTGGAGCAGTGCCATTACCTGAAAGGATTTGAGTATCTTCAACAGATAACAATTTTTCAGGAGCACGAGCTGAAAGATAAGAAGTCAATTGAGGAGTATCAGCCAACATCTCTTCACTGATTCTGAAGTAAGTTCCGATTTTGCGAACATTCGCATCAGAAGCAGTCATATCAAAATCAGATTGTGCAAGAGTAGCACCTTCAGCAGCAGTAGCAGCACCATTTGAATATCCAGATTCTTTTACGAAACGAACAACATCAGATGAAGTTGATCCTTGTGGAATCAAGTTGCGAACATGCACTGAACGAGTAGGATCAAACTTATATCCTGCAACACGATCAGCAGGGATAACTTCCCCAGTGAAATCAGCAGCAACAGTCATATCAGCTTTGACCTCAAAAGAAGCAGAACGAGAATTTCCTTTTACAATGCTTTCAATTGCACCATCATTGATGGCATTGTTTAAAGCACCTTTGAAAGAAAGATCTTTGGAAGCTTCAAATTGCTTTTTGTTAGCAACTTCGATTGCATCCATTCTCTCATTAAATTTAGTGGCAAGATTGCTGATCTCTCCTTTAAGAGCTTCATCAGCTTTACCAGTAGCAGATTCAACTGCTTGTCCATAAGCTTTTTCAAGCTTTGCATCAATAAGATCTCCGATTTGATCCAATTGATTTTTTACATTTTCATTCATAATTGAAAAAGTGTTTAAGAGTTATTTTAATCTATTTGATAAATATGCGAAAACATCCACTTGATCATCTTCCTTCGGCAAAGTGATTTCTTTTTCAATCGGCTTTGTGAAATCAATGAATAATGATTTTAGCTTCAGTATTTCAGATTCGATAGCGTAACCCATATCATCAGAAATGTTGCCCTTTCGGATAACCTTTGCCAATGAATCGTAACGCTTTTGAATTTTCTCAAAATCAATGTTACCTTTTACATCCAAGATCTTTGCTTGATCATTGGCTGCTAAAGTAACTGCAGAGATCTCATACAATTTGACCTCTGTGATTTCTCTGTAATCATCTTTCATTTGTTTCTGGATGGGAAGGATTCCCACTGAATTTTCAGTGATGATTCCTGCCTTCATAAGTTCAAGCACATCACTCCCAAGAGTTGTTTTTGGAATCTCTGCAACAAACATCAATCCCTTGTCATCTTCATACATCTCTTTCATTTTGCCAATGGGTTGGCTCATATCGTGCTGATATAAATAGCGAACACGATCTCCGTTTTCTTTTATGGTTTTCTGATATGCTCCTTTTGCAATTACATCATTATCAGAATCCTTGTTTCCAAAATAAGATCCGTAACCTTTTACGATTCCCATCTTGTCATCAATATCTGCAATCTCTCCCATTGGAGATGCTTTGAAGATTATGCTCATATCTCTATTTTTTACAAATTTACTAAATATATTTTTTAAGTTGATCAGAGAAAACAAATGGAATATCCTGCTCTGGAATCTTATTATCTGTTGCTGAAATTTCTGTTCTCAAACTCTTTTTGTTTAGTTTAAAATACTTCTCCAACGCTTCTCCAACTTCACTTGCAATCTGTCTTGGATTGGGAGAAGTCATATACTCTGCAAATGCTTCTGCAATGAGTTCTGCTGCATCTTTGTTCAAATCAGAAACCCCATAAGAACTCAAATTTGTGGCAATCCATTCATCCCCATTTGCTTTGTATTTTTTGAGCAAATCCTTAAAAACTTTGCTATTTCTAAAACCAACTGCCTGATCCAGTGCATGTCCATATTCGTGCATAACTATATATTCAATTGAATCACTTCCTTGAGCAAAATATCCCTTTTGTCTTTCAAAGGCAATCATTTTTCTCAACCTATCTACATCTTTGTAATTCATTGAATGCCTAATCCCAGAATACTGGCTCACATCCAATGTGATTAAATCATTCCCAATTCTTATCTTTATTTGATTTGGGAATTTGGAATAATTTGCAACTCCATGATCACTCAACAAATTCTCAATCCTTCCAGTTTTGAAGTTTCTATATCTAAAACTATTCCTGATGGTTGTTTTGATTTTTTTCTCAACCATTCTTAATCCATATCTTTCAATAAGAGATCTCAATTCACTTGATTTCTCCAAAAGCTCCTCAAATCCTTTTTGAGTTATTATATTCCTTATGCCCTTTGATGATCCAAGAGTTTCCAAAACAAATCCAAATCTATCTTTGATCTTTGCTGATCCAACAAGATATTCATTTACTAACTTAAGATTCAAGCCATCAAAATCAAAGTTCTTTATTCCAATGTTTTGAGCAATCTTTATTGATTCAGCTTTGTTCTTTGCTCTGAATGCTGAATAATTAGTTGCTGCTTGTACTGGAGCTGCAACGGATGTTCGTGCTGCTGCAGTGGCTTGTGTGCCAATCTGAACTGCTTGTGATCCTGCTACACCAAAACCAATCGATTCAAACTGCTCCAGAGCTTGTGCATTCTCCATTGGGAATGGAAATGAGCTACATCTGCAGTTGATTACATTCCCTGCAGAAGCTCCCAAACTCCAATCAGCAGGATGCATCAATTTTTGCCCACTGACAATGAATGGCTCATTGAATGCCACTTGTTGTCCGTTTGCCAATCCATGATCAAATCTATTTGGAGGAGTTGTTCTCATTCTTTCATCCATAGCAGAAACCCACTCTTTCATCATCTGCTCTCCTGCAAAGATTGTTTGTGCT